TCGCATGTGTATTGGTTTTATTAAGCGTAAAATCAGAATTTCTAATAGTATACTTAATTTTTTCTTTATTTTGAACTGAAATGCTTGGACTGTATAGTTGCATAAGTTTGTAATTTTCTTTTATCGTGTCCAAGTCATTTATAATATTTTGATATGCCTTCAAATTTGTGTTAGCTAGCTTACAAAATTCGTTGACTTCTGTAATTAAATATGTTTTTTCTTCGGCTAGAAAGGGAAGTCTTTTCGCCACGGTAGGTAGTCCAATACCCTTGACTCCTTCGAGATTGTCGCTTTTGTCTCCAACTATTGCACGCGCTAGTGCAAAATTAGTCGGATGAATACCAAACTTTTTTACAATCATGTGCTTATTCAAAATTTCATTTTGAGTTGGCCGTAACACAACTGTTTCGTTGTCAAGTAATTGAAAAAAGTCTTTATCGCTTGAAACAATTACTTTTTGCCAGCCCTTGTAGTCCGGGAGATTTACAACATAAGAGATGACGTCATCTGCTTCAACTTCATCCAACATGAGTTGAGTAATAGGAAAATTATTTAAATAATCAATTAATCTCAACTGCTGCCATACTTTATTTTGAAGTTCTTGTTCTTCCGTTAAATTTTTGATATCTCTATTAAGGCGCAGAGGCTTGCGGCCCTCCTTATAATTTTTATTTATAAGTTTGCGCTTCCTACTGCCGCCTTTGCCATCCCAACACATGACAATCTGATCGGGCTTGATGTCTCGGCAAAGTTTTTGTAAAATCTTGAGAAACCCAGCGGTGCCCCCAATTGGATCTCCATTGGTAGATAAACTGGGATTAACTATGTAGCCCCGTAAGAACTGATTTAGGGCATCGATTACCATTAAACGTTTCATTATTTCTTATTCTTTCTGCGTGCGTTTCGGCGTCGCTTACGGCGTTCCGAACCTACTTTACGCTTTCTTCTTGATTTTGAGTGAGGGGCTTTATGACTCATGAGCTTACTTGTTCTCCTTTTTAAGCAGCGTGTCCTTATAATAACACACTAAAAAAACAAAGTCAAGAGTTTTTTAAAAATTTTTAAGATGATATTACCAGTGGTAAATTAAATGTCGTGTTTTCTTATTTTTTTGTTTAGGCGTCATTGAAGGGTGCGGCTTGAGAGTGAATTTCCATTTTACTTGCTTTTTCTTACTTTTGGTTACAGGATCATATACTATTTTTTCAGAATACTCTACGATCACTCTTTTTCCTAAACGAGTCCAACGCGGTATTGCAATTCCTGCGGGTAGATTTGGGAACTTATCTTGTATTACTTCAACAATTACTGTGACTGCCTCATTGATAAGCTTGCCTTCAACTTTTTTTGTTTTTGTAAGTTCTATCTTTTCTTTTGATGCATGAGCCTTGTCGAGCCATGTTAATGCTTTAGCACAAATCGGCTGAAACTTCAACTCGACGGCTTTGTCTATATTATTGTGAGAAATATCATAAAGCAGGCCCTTAATAGTCGATATTTGCATGTCGACCAGCACACGACCCTTGTGATATACTTTTGCTTGCGCAATGCTTGCAAGCGCAAACATGGCAATTAAAAAAGTTATTGCTTTTAATTTCATAATTTCATTCCTTGTTGTTTTTTCACAGATATTACACAGGCCTCATACTTTTCTTTATCTTTTCTTCCTACTGATGCGGTGCATATTGCCCATGGATTGCCTTTTTCTTCTTCAGATAATATGGCTGCTAATTCTTCTTTGATAATTTGTTTAAGTTGGGATTTGGTTAGTTGCATGATTTAGTCATCAACGGAATTAATATGAATGGTCAACTTGCAGCCGCCGAATTGACAATTGAATTCTTTGTCCCAATCAATTATGAACTCCATACCTGCTTCGGCAAAAGCGCCCTGGACCGCGTTCGAATTGAATACTCCATGAACATTTTCCATGAAGTTTGGCATTGGCTCCTTCGGCTGTTGTTGTTCGAACATGTTAGCTTCATTAAATTCTTCTACGATCAATTGTTTTAATGTAGATTTGGTTAGTTTCATGAAATAATCCTCTATAACTATGATAAATAGTTTACAATATAGGATTATTCCTCTTCTTTCTCATAAAACTCAGCGGCATCGCCAATCCTTTTATCAAACTTCATTATGATTTCTTCGTCCATAATATCTAAAACTCTTTGTCTAAATTTAGGTTCTTCGAGTTTCTTTTTCCAATTCGCTGTCTGAAACTTGTCGGACGTATTATCGCCAAAATCAAGCGTAAACCACGCGCCGCTGTTTGATAGATACTGCGAACCTTTAATTGCATCCAGCCAACTTTCTTCATCTTGTACGCCTACTTCATCTCCCCAAAGAATTTTGAAATTGCATTGTCGGCCTTGAGTGCCGAAGCGGCTCTTTTCTAATTTAACTTTCACTTCTGAACCAATTCTGAATCCTTTGTCGTCCAAGACAAAAGAAGCTTTTGCTTTTCGGCCAGTGAGCCAAACCCGCAACGAATAAGCATAAATCATTGCCTTTCCACCTGGAGTCATGTAAGGGGTTGTGAGGGTTTCAGAAGGAGAGCGTGAGATATTTGTTTTTAATTGATTTAATACAAGAAATACTGATTGACTGTTTGCAATTGGCACTGTCAATTTTGACATTCCCTTGGCAAGAATTCTTGCTTTAACTGCCATCGAAGAGAGAGGATTAAAATCTCCTTCAATATCTGAAACTGCTGGTGTCAATGCCAAGGAATCCCAAATAAACAACATTCTGTTTTCATTTGATCCGAGAAGATCTTCGATTGTCTCCAAAACAAACTCTACAGATGTTGCTTGAACATATAAAAGGTTATCGACATTACAACCTGCTTTCTCTAGGAAAGTCGGATCAATTGCTGATTCCGAATCAAAATAAATAACGTCAATTCCCATCTTCTGAGCGTTTGCTGCTACCTGCGCGGCCATATAAGATTTTCCTGTAGATTCAAGACCTGCAATCTCTGTAATTTTTCCGATAGGAATTCCTGTCAGTTTTCCGCGACAAATAATTGAATCCAGCCAGCGTGAACCTGTAGAAATCCAATCTTTGACAATTGTTGGACTGTCTTCGTTTAAATTGTGAGCAACATTCATCCCTGCCTTTTTATTGATGAGAGAGCGCATGTCTGCTATAGAAAGTTTTCCTACTTTCTTTTTAGTCTTCGCCATTTTAGTTCCTTATGTAAGTGAAAAAAAAGGGGGGCACAAGCCCCCCTCAAAATATTTAACTACCCAAGCAGATCAGCAAAAGCTTTATCAACAAGATTTGACTTTTTCTCATCATTATACTTGGCAGTTTCGCTAGAGTTTGCTTCTGGGTCCGAGTCACCCAAAAGAAATTCGTCTAACATAGCCTGTACTTGCGCAAAGGTCTTTCGACTATTAGCGAAAAGTTCCTCGAAATCAGGAATATCTTCTAACATTTCACGAGACCTTTCAGGCTCTTCATGAAGCGGGGAACTTCGTCGGCGGGGAGTAATGTTGGTCACCGGAAAGGAAGCTCCAGTGGGTTTGCCGTATGCAAGAACCAGATCAATCCCTTGTTCGGCGTCAGTAATATCGCCATATTCAGGATTTAGAACGAGATTAAGAAGAGTTTCGTACACTTGTTTGCCGAAGCCCCAAACGCGCACTCCTTGATCTTCTTCACCTCGCACAACGACTGGTGCAAAAAAGCGCTGACGAGCGTTCAACTTTTTAGCCATCCGAACACTGTCTTCTGTGCCTTCCTCCCAAAGGTTTCGCACAAAAGAATCCAAAGGACAATCTTCTCCAAAATTCTTTTTTGGACTTAGGAATCCAGGATTGTCGCCAACATTATAATGGAACCAATAATCTTTAAATGGATCTCCATCTGCAGTAGGGATAATACGAATAGTTTGCTCCCCATCTTGAGGTCGCCAAAATCGTTTATTTGTGCTTCCTCCTTTGTTTTTCAGAGCATTAACTCGCTCGCGCATTCTTTTCATATCAATAGACATATTTATTTTTCTCCTTTTAAAGTCACAATGATAACTCTCTCATTGTGCTAGTTGTATTGTATTATAGATCTAACTCTTTGTCAAGTCTAAAATTATTATTTTGTACTACCGAACTATTCAGCAAACCATAAACATATATATCTTCATAATCTGTAGAAAAGATCCCATAGCTTACCTTCATTTTATCATATTGCTTCATACTTTTAAGCTGTTCTGTAATTTTTTTTAACAAAGCGCCATCCGTTTGAAGCGTTTTTTCAGGTACTGCATAATAATACCTCTTTTCGCGCGGAATGTCAAGAGAAAAAAACATTTTTTCTTCATTTTTATGATAATCTACCAAACTAAAAGTTGATATACGAGTAGTTTCGCCAAAGGGCGCAAAGGTATTAATTTCTGATTTTGAATTATTAAAAATATTAATCATATGTATCGAAGAAACAAGCAATTCGAAACTCCTGATCGAGCATACTCTTGTAGTATATGAAAAATTGCGTTCTCATTCAATTTTTGTATATCTGGTAAAAGAGCCACGTCTGGTTTAATGTATAAAATACTAATGTCGCATTTATCTTTTATCTGTTCCAAGATCCTTAATGAAGCCGCAGAAACAAGTCCGCAACTCGTGACAAACAAAACGTTTCCTTTTATATTTTTAAAAAATCTTTTTAAGCTGGGACAACACCGTTCATATTTTTCTGGATGTTTGTGTTCTGTCAGCGAATAGCATCTGGGTGATTTTTTTAAATTTGTATCTATTTTATAAATAGTATATTGAGGGTACGTTGCAAATTGATCTGCTATTTTGCAACCTGCTTTTCCTAATCCAATAATCGTTTCCATTAGTATATGTTTTAATATCAAGAAGCATTTCTTCGTCTTCCTCCGCCAAATCTATTACAAGAGAATCGTGCAAACAAAAAGTGATATACGATTGCTTATTCTTTAAAAGTTCCCAGACTTTAATCATCTGTCGCAAGAATAAATCTGCAGCAGTAGATTGAATAATATAATTTAAAGCATGATGTTTATCGGCTTCAATTTTTCTATCAAAGTGTGTTTTCACATAGGTTCCATCCCAATATTTCTCCAAGAGTTCTCCGCGATTGTATTCACGATTTGAAAGATGATCTTTTGATTTTGAATTATACAACCATGCAAATATTCTTTTTTTTGCTTTCTCTCGCGTTCCTATATCCCCATAGACGTTCTTTAAATTCCACTTGTGGAGATCTTCTTGTGGCTGTTC